CCATCTAGTTTTTTATCCAGACATACTTTTCCACTCACTTTCTTTTGATGCTTTGCTGAATCATGTGCCAGCATACACTCAAACACTGGTACATTATACTTGTCTTTTTTTAATTTCTTTGCTACATTGTTTACGGTCTTTTCACTTACGCCACAACGTAAATCTTTAATTAAAATTCTACGATAGAAACCATCCCACTGTTCTGGTGTAGCAATTTGCATTGCTAACTTAATTGCATCACGAGCCGCATGGCCTGTTAGTCTACGTGAGTGCAAATCTTCTGCTAGAACTTTAAAGTTTTCCCATGATAAGCCTTGCTGTGAACTAACATCATCTGCTTTTTCATAAGAAGGAACCTGTTGCACACCAAAGGTATATAACTTATCAAGTGCCATAGCAACACCTTCGAAGAACTCATCAAGTCCTTGGTTCATTGCTTCTGCTAGAATGGCTTCTTTTGCTAGACGACTATTGTCCGCTTCTAGTCTAGCAATAATGTCTTGAGGTTGTGTTCTCATATTAATTTTACCAATATAACAATTTGTATTACAAGTACTGCAATAGGAACGATGGTTCTAATCAATTCCATTGTGTGATTGTACTCATCTAGTTTTCTTTCTAATTTGTTACGTCTATTTTTCATATTCCTGTATAATTTTCTATTACTGTGTTAAGATCAACATATCTAACAACAGCACTCTTATCACCTAAGTTTTTAAGTGTAACAGGATGTGCTGTATTGATAAACATTGGTTGATTAAGTTCTTGTGTGTTTACGAGTGTGGTTGTATCTTGTTTGTCAAACCAATATATAACAACACGTTCGTCTGTAAGATTTTCAATAAACGCACAACTACCTTCGCTGAGATCTTTCTCTCCAACAAATTGTAGTTTGCTTTCCATTTCAACTTCGTTACTTTGAACAAAGTCATATGAACCTTTACGCCAAAACATTGTTTGCCTCCACAATGTCAAATGCATATTGATCCCATGGTTCACTATCGGTAGCACCTAGTTTAGAGACCTTAACTTTAAAACTAGAGTTAATCACTTCTTCAAGACCTTCTTTAATAAGTTCAACGTCTTTTTGATCATTGGTGTCTGCCCAAAGTGTGCCGTATTCCCACCAAACATTTGGCTTTTGAATATCAGCCTGTGCAAATTTAACATCAATATTGTTAAGTGTTCTGTTTTCAAGTCCCATAATATATGCCTCCTTAGTGCCTAAAAATTAATGCTTGTTTTTCTTTTTGGAGTTTAAAACAAGCAAAACATTAACTCGCATCAGTTCTGGTCTCTCTTATATAGCGATCGATCTAGGATCTGTTACCAAAGACGCAAATGTCTTTCTCGCTTGTATACTTGTTTATAACAAATATAATATTAGTATAGCAGGTTTTACCTAGAAGTCAACCACTGATTTTATCCAAAATTATCCAAATCTCCGAACACATCAAAGGGCATAATTACCCTGGGTTCTTTGCTAAAATTGTTCGTAACTTCGTGTTGTAGGAAACTAGGAAACATAATAATATCTCCTATTTTGGGTTGAATCACTTTGGGTTGAAAATAGTGCTGTAATTGATTTGGATATCCACGTTGTGCGTTTGCTCTTGGATCGTGTAATCTTAGATCTCCTGCCGTGCAGTAAACATAAAATATACCACTAACCAAACTACCTTGATGTTGATGAACTCCAATATTAGAATGATTTGTTGCAAATGTTCTAATAATATGATTTGGAATTGTTCCAAATGTTTCTTGAAAAAAATTCTTTACGTTGTTTGTTATAAAAACTTGTACTATATCAAATATTGAGTTTTTGTGTTCTGGATGGGTGAAGATGTCTTTTTGACTAAAACTGTTTGGCCACTCATTTCCGTATGTAGATAAAAGGTATTGGAATAGTTGTTCGCAATAATCATTATCCCCAATATTTGTTTTTAGGATATGAGTAGGCCAAGCAGTGTCAAACATTACATTGCGTTCTTTTTCTCTTGAATTTCTTTACGTCTTACTTTTGTAAGTTTACCAAGATCGTTTAACGCACCTCTGGCTCTAGTTGCCGCGGCTTTTACACCTTTGGTTTCAAACGCTTCTGATTCCGCAATATACTTTTCGTATGCGGCTTTTATGTCTTCATGTGTTGCCATATGTTTATTCTCCTTGTGTATATATTTAGACTACCTGCATTTAAGACGTCTTAAATGTGGTTTGGTTAAACAAACTCAAACCAACTTGTTATAATGTATTTGGTATTGCTCAAAGGTGGATTACCTCTATGGGTATGTGTGAACTCGGCAGGCCAAATTAATGCCCTACCCTCCACAGCAGGAATTCTTTTTGATTGATAAAGGAATTCCGTTTCGCCTCCATTTTGAACAGTATTCAAATACACTGAACAAGCCAAGACCCTGGAGTGGACATCTTTGGCACCGTGTTCGGCGTGCCAAGTATGATATCCTCCTCCAACTTTTGTTTTTTGTATTCTAGTTGATTGGATGCTTAAAGGATTGAATATGCTCAACGCACTATACTTTTGTATGTACGCTTCTAAACACATATCCATTCCTTTTATAAAGCCTCCGTTGACAGCAAAGTTTTTTACTTTGATCTGTTCATCCCATTCGTCATATGGACAATAGGATTGATCATCTATCTGTACAGACAATGCATTATTAGATGATTGTCTGCCAACAGTCTTTCCTAGTTGTTCGACGTATTTGAAATGATCAATAGTACCTTGACAAAACTGTGGATCAAAGATTCCATCGAAGATTCCTATGAACTGATCAAACTCTGCTTTCATATTTTTCTCCTAGAATTTGTATTTTACAGATGCCAACACCTGCTGTGTTTCAGGATGTGCCGCACCAGTGAATACATTCGTTCCACTCTTATCGTGGAAGTATAGTCCCATTTCCAAACCATCCTGCTTGTCAGGACGCTTTGAAGGATCATAGTTTTGGTAGATATTATGGACAATACCATAGTAGTTTCCATCGTATCCAAGATCATCGTTTTCAGTTCTGTGTGCTGTAACGTATGTTGAATTAGTTACATTATACATTACACCATAGTCTAGTCGATCATCCTTAGTGTATGTGCCTGTGTTCTTGTCATCCCATAGTTCAACACCCCATAGCATTGGAACACCAAATCTATGTAGAGAACCACCAATAGCATAACCTTCTTGATCGCCTTTACCTGTTTCTTCAATTGCATCAATACGCATATATGATACATCAGCATATCCCATTAGGCTCACTGTTCCAGTGTAGTAACCAACGTTACCATCATTGTCCCAACCTAGTGCAATACCCCAAGGAGTTTCTCTTTTTAATCTATAAGAGTCAAAGTCAAACTCGTTGTCATACTGCCAACCACCAAATGTTAACACAGTTTTTTCTCTGTGGTCAATTCTGTAGTTTGTTTCTGTAAAAATCAATGGAGCACTAATCTTAGGAGTCTTTGCGAAACCCATTCTCTGTGCATCAGTTTCACCAAGATAAATTCTTGCTTTATCATTACCAAACCCCAATTGCTTTTCTTGTACAGTATTGTTTAGTGAAGTGTCAAGTGAGTAGTGTGTGTCGTATGTCATTGACGCACCTATCCAATCAACTGCCAATGTTTCAGGAACGTTTGTAGAAATACCTAACTGTAATTCTGCTCTACTATCCCAACCACTGTCGTATGTTTTGTCGTCGTAGAATCCCTCAACTTCGCCGTTCACGAAGAAACCGTTAGGCAAGTTAGGGACATTTTTTTCTAACTGTTCCACTCGTTGTTCAAGTGAAAGAGTTTCTGCTTTAGCATTGCTATTAAAAAGAACTACTGCAAATGCAATAATAATTAAAAACAGAATACTGAGAGCAATTTTATTATGATTTATTCTCATTATTCATCCTTATCTTTGTCTTTGTTAATGTCTCTGTCGGTTGCTTCCATAAATTTAAACAGAAAATAGAAAAACACCACGGTTACTGGAACCCCGAGAAAAAATAATCCTATACCTGCCTCTAGAGACATATAGAATAATTATGCGTTTAAAAGTTGTTAAATGCTAGAAGTGACTAAGAATAGTCCTTTAATGGACCACCATATTTTGCCGATTTGATTCTTTTGCCCATTATGGACTTACCTTTGTGTTTTTTACCCGATTTTCTTGCACGTAGGCCTTGGGCAACACACGAACTTTGATCAGAAGATCCTAATTTGGCTGTGCTAACACAAACTTTTCTAGGAGTCTTTCCTTTTTCAAATACATTTTGGATTTCAAATAATCTCATATTAATATTTAGTTAAAGCATAATCGATAATTGCTTTTGCGACATCTATTCCTGTCGCGGCTTCAAATCCTTTAAACCCCGGAGCACTATTGGCTTCACAAACTAAAAACCCATCTTTACCAAACAATAGATCTACACCTGCCACTTCTAATTCTAATGCTTTACAAACACTAAGAGCAATCTTTTTTAACTCAGGGGTTAGTTCGTATGCTTCTCCAGATCCGCCTCTACTGATGTTTGCTTTAAAACTTCCATCTTTGGCACTACGTTTCATTGCTCCTAACACTTTATCTCCTACAACAAAAACACGAAGATCTTCTCCTGGATGTGTGTCAATATATTCTTGCACTATAATTGCTTCGTCAGTGTTAATACCGTGTGCAAAATCTATGAAGTCCACAAATCTACTTTTTGATGTTACTTGATAAACACCTTTGCCGTATGACCCGGCCATAATTTTTACCACAGCAGGAAACCCTATTTCTTTTTCTACAAGGTTAGCATTTACAGGATGTTTCACCAACATGGTTTTAGGAGTGGGTATTCCTTTCTCTGCAAATATTTGATGAGCATATAATTTGTCTTTTGTTGATGCTATTGAACTGCTAGAATTCACCATAGGAACACCTAGTTTTTCAAGATGTCTCAGAATAGCAAAACCAAAGTAGCCAGTACCACTTCCTGTTCTTGGTATTGCTACCTTAGGAAGATCTACTGTTTTATTTTTTACTCTAATACTTCTTCTATTTTCTTTGTTAACTATTATGTCAACGTTTGGGTGTAAGATTAATTCGGGTTGAATGTTTGAAGGACAGGACTCTAACAATCTTTTGGTTTCCCATGCGTTGCCACTTGAGTTTTTCTGCAATATAATCCATAACGAATCCATAGACCTCCCTCAAAGTACTACAATTTTCGATTGTATTTATTATCTATATTTGTCTGCAGGATTTGATGAATGATCCTCGAAGTTTTCGTCCACTCGTCTAAATGTGAGTGCTTTTCTCTCTCCCTTGGTTGTTTTAAGGGTAATTTCCCCACTACTATTAACTTCGATCTTTGTGATTGTTGCTTTTGAATTTCTGAACTTGCCTACTAGTATTTCGTCCCCAACTGAAATTGTTATGTCAACTTTTTTCATATTCATAGTACCTCCTTAGAGGTTAATGAAGAGTCGTATTCATGTCTCCAAAATCGTCTGCTAGTCTTCTTTCAAAGTAATGTATAACGTGAGAAAGGCTCTCTGCTTCAAGCAATGCTTCTTTAGTACTAAGAGCAATTAACTCGTTATAGTGCGATTGAATGGCTTCAAGTTCTTCTTCAAATAACTCTGCTACTGTTACAGTTTCTTGCATAACATAGTTATTTATTTTCGTCGAAGTGAACTTTTTTCATTGTAGGATTGTTAGGAACTTTTTTCTTTGTGTATTTGATTAGTTTGACATATCTTTCTAAAAGGCCAAAGCCGAAAAGAAAAGGGAATAAACCATGTATAAAACTCAAGATACCTATCCAGGTTAATTGCCAACCTTCAGCAAAACTAAACTTAAGATGCCACCAGTATTTGTGCCACAAAGTATTTTTTGGTTGTTTACCTGATGCCACGTAGGCATTCTGCAGGTGTTTAGGATCGTACAGGCTCATCGGTACCTTCTAATGGATCAAATGTATGACATAACCATTCAATATCATCGTCGGTACCATGCACTAATAAAAAATCAATAAGAGATTTGTTAGTGACGTTACCATCGGTCCAAAGTTCGTATTGTTGTTCTTTCTTCTTTGAAAGAAAATAATCTTTATGAATTATTTGCATTGTCTTTAAAAAACTTTTCTTTTACATCTGTAAAAGGAGATTGAGCAGGTTTGCGTGAACGACTAAATGTTGCATTCGCTAGTTCGGGAATAATTTCTGTTGTGTTTGTTGCACCTACTGATTTTGTTTGTTTATAGTAGTTACTTGTCTTAGCCACAGCATCTTTGTATTCTTCAACTGTTTTACAGTGAAGCCTTTCAAACTTAGTTACTACGACTTTGCCATCTACATTGGTTTCCCATTCTACTGGAACACTAACGTACTGTGGCATAAATCCTTTAAATGTCATTTTGGTCTCCTAAACTCTAATAGTATTTAACACTTATTTTTTAAATGTTGATGTGTTTCTGGAAAATATATAACGTCTAAATATGATCCTTCAAACATATCAACTGCTTGTTCCACTGTTTCAATCAACGGCTGGCCGTGAAGATTTAGTGAAGTATTCAACAAAACAGGAACTCCTGTAAGTTTATAAAATTCTTCTAGTATTGGTCGTAGAACTTTATCATGTTTACTTACTGTCTGTATCCTACAACTTCCGTCAATGTGAGTAACTCCTGGAATAACACTTGGGTTTCGTACTTCATAACTCTCGGTCATATAAGGACTAATCGAACCTTGTGCTATATCAAACCATTCGTGTGCATATTCTTCTAATACGCAGGCCGCAAAAGGTCTATACCATTCGCGTTTTTTAATTTCATTTACACTTTCTTTTGCATCAACATCTCTAGGATCATGAAGAATGCTTCTATTACCTAATGCTCTTGGTCCTGCTTCGCTTTTACCATAAAACACCGCAATAGTTTTTCCTAATGAAAGATCTTCTGCACATTTTAAATCATCATAGGGTAAAGCATTGTTTAATTCTATCTCTTGTTTTTCGCCATGATAAAACATATCTTCTAATGGTTGAGGTTTGTTTCCAGTTTGCCAATAATGAATTGCCATACCAGCACCTATTGAATTTCCACCGTCATCTGCATTTGGTTCAAAGTAAAAATTAAACCTATCTAAGAGTTTAGTTAACAATCCATTAGCAACTACGTTATATGCATATCCTCCGGATAAACAAATATTGTTAATGTTATTATGTTTTTCACTCAATCTAAACACTAAATCTAATAATGCTTTTTGAGTTCCTTGTTGGACCGCATGAGCCACATTAGCATATTCAATATAATTGTCTGGAGTTATTTCTGTTGTTGGATCTATGCCTTTCCACAGTGCTACACGTTCACCCCATTGATACACATCATGAATAAGTTCTTCATTAGGAGAAAATTTATAAAAAGTATCTGGACCTGTGTAGTTTCCATAAGCACTTAGTCCCATAACCTTTCCTGCATTTAACGGATGTTCATTGATTAATGTTGTAGCACTTTCATAAAATCTACACCAACCATATGTTGTTGCATGAATTTCTGCATGACTATTTTCCTTTACATACTGGTCAAACATCTGTTGTTGTTGAGCGGTTGGTTGTTGTTCAATCCAGAAATTTTTATAAACACACTTTGACTTTCCTTCATCAAAGAAATAAACACTTTCACCTTCCCTAAAAACATCAGCGACCCTGCTACCAATTCTATCAATAACAAACACAAGGCACTTGTCAAACTTACTGTTAAAGTAAGC